GTGAAAAAGTCGAGAACGGAATCTGTAATACGATCAAGAAGTTCCTTGGAATCAACCAGCAAAGTGCTTCCTATCGCATTAAAGTGGCTCGGGAAGTATATCAAGTTGATAAGGTGTTTAAACATCTAGTTGATGAATTAGTAAAGGAGGTGAAAGGTGAGTGATGAGGTAAAGACTAAACTAACGCCTAAACAACAGTTATTCGTTGATAATTATCTCACACATTTCAACGCAACGAGGGCTGCACTTCAAGCAGGGTATAGTGAAAACACAGCTAGGGCAATTGGTTGCGAGAACTTGACGAAACCTAACATCTCTGCTCATATCGATGCTAGGTTGAAGGAATCGAAGATGGATTCGGATAAGGTCATGAAATTAATGACTGACATCGCAGGATCGAACATCAACGACTACTTAATTGTCGTTGATGTTGAAAAGCAAAAAGCTGTTCCTAAACCACTACAATTACTAATTGAGCGAAAAAGAGAATCTATTTTACGTAAGCATATGTTTGCTGAACGTAAAGGCTATACAGGAGAGGAAATGGATGATTTTATCGAAGGTCTCGTAAAATATGAAGATGAAATATTGATGCTTGAGATCCAGTTGGAGAGAGAGCCAAATGCGACATTTGATGATATTGAGATTGAAATCGTTCAACAGGTCCGTCTTGATTTAGTCAAGCTTGCCGCAGATAAAGAAGCAGGAAAGATCAAATCATTTGAGATGAAAGAGTTTGGACCAAAGGTCGAGCTATATCCCGTTGATGCAATGTTAGATAAGCTTGCTCGCGTCAATGCGATGTACAAAGATAATCTTGAGATCAACGCTAAGGTTGAACCGATTCATTCGAAAGTATCACCAGAAGAAGCAACTCGGATATTATCTGAATTTCAAAAAGGCAATTTTAATATCGAATAGCTATGGAAGTGGTTAAAGGCGGTATGACTAAAGCTGAACTGTTGGCATTGTTCTGCAAATCAAAGATGATGAATTACACCCAGTACTTCTTTCAAAAGCAATATGGAAGAAGTTTTGTTGTTGGTGAGCATCATGTTAAGATCGCTAATGCTTTGGATGATGTTCTTATGGGGCGTATAACGCGCTTAATAATCAATATTGCTCCGCGCTATGGTAAGACTGAATTAGCAGTTAAAAACTTTATATCCGCAGGTTTAGCAATCAATCCAGCATCCAAATTTATCCACTTAAGTTATTCCGATGATCTCGCTTTAGATAACTCAGAAGCTGTAAAAGATTTAGTTACTAGCGAAGCGTATCAACAAATATTCCCTGATGTTGAATTGAAGAAAGGATCTGGAGCAAAGAATAAATGGTACACGACAGAGGGCGGTGGAGTTTATGCTCGTGCTGCAGGTGGTCAGGTTACTGGTTTTGGTGCTGGGCAGGTTGATGATCCAGACTTAATCAAAGAAGCCGAAGAGAAGGATAAAGAGCGTAAAGAGTTTGAATCTTATGTTGATGAGATGTTTGCCGAAATGGGTAAAACAACTTTTTCAGGCGCCTTGATCATAGATGATCCCATCAAGCCAGATGACGCGGATAGTGAGACAGTTCGTGAACGTGTAAATAATCGTTTCGACTCAACGATCATCAATCGCGTAAACAGCCGTAATACTCCAATCATCATTATTATGCAAAGACTTCATGAGAAAGATCTTTGCGGACACGTTTTAGAAAATTATCCTGGTGAATGGACCGTACTTAGTCTACCATGTATAATCGTTGAAGAAGGGCAGGAGCTGCATGAAGGCCGTGCTTTATGGGAATTTAAACATACCCTTAATGAACTTTTAAAAATGAACGGTGTTAATCCGATCATTTTTGGCAGGCAATACATGCAGGATCCACAACCTAAGGAAGGCTTCCTATATAAAACTTTCAAGGAATATATTGAGGTTCCTCCATCTAAAGAAAAGATTAGAAAATCATATACTGATACAGCTGATACAGGTAAAGATCATTTGTGTTCAATCGCATATGATGAAACTGAGTTAGGTATTTACGTTGTTGATGTTCTATACACAGATCAGTCAATGGAGATAACCGAACCTGAGACAGCCCGTCAGTTAGCTTATAACCAAGTACAATATTCTTTGATCGAAAGTAATAATGGTGGTCGTGGTTTCGCTCGAAATGTTGAAGCACATTTGGTAAATCTCAAAGCATTCAACACTGAGGTAAGTTGGTTTCACCAAGGACAGAATAAGGAAGTTAGAATATTTACCAATTCAGCTAAAGTCAATATGCTGATTCATTTTCCTGTAGGCTGGAAGGAACGATGGCCTAAGTTCTATAAGCATGTAACAGGATATTTAGCAAAAGGTAAAAATGCTTTTGATGATGGTCCAGATACTTTAACCGGAATGGCAGAAAACTTTGGGGAAAATCTTCAAGAAGTAGACGACTCAATATTTGATCTGTTTAATTAACCCCTAACCGCAATATAAAAATAATGGCAAAGAAAATACAAGAGAAACAAGAGGCAACCACATTGCCTATACCAGCATTGCCCGCTATTGTTGAAGCGGTTGGGGCAATGGTTGCGCCTACATATTCAAAAGCTAGAGAAGAATACGATGTTACTCAACATCAAATCTTTAATGCTACTGAAAATGCACGGCCTAAAAAGAAAGTTCGAAAGAAGGTTTTAGGTATAAATGGAGAGCCTTTACTTGATAAAGACGGTAAAGACCAGTATACAACCAAATACATTGATGTTAACCGCATCGGTGTAAATCTTCAATCGCTTATTGTCAAGCGCCGTGTGTCATTCATGAATGTATCAAAGATTCAGCTAGAAGCGAATCCTGTTACTGATGCTGAAAAGAAGCTATATGACATGGTGAAGAAGATCCGTGAAGACAATAAGATTTCCTTCATTGAAAAGGAAGTTGCGAGGCGTATGCTTAGTGAGCTTCAAGTTGCTAAGCTTTGGTATTCCGAACCTGTTGAACCTGGTTATTGGGGAGATCTTGCGCCAAATGGTAAGTTTCGAATGCGATGTAAAGTCGTATCTCCTGATTTGGGATATAAGCTTCTACCGGTGTATGATGATTACGGGAAGATGATCTATTTCGGTATGATCTATGAGTCAACGAGGAAATTTTCTGAATTGATAGGAGATCCTAATTTCAATGGATCATCAGTTGAAAAAGATCAAAGATTTGATATCTATTCAGATACCTATATCCTTAAATTTAGAAAGGCCCGATCTGGTGAAGTGGTTTTATCCAGTGTCGGGAATGATGGATGGATTTTTGAAAGCTCTGTAAAACATACATACGGGAAAATACCTATCACATATTATTCGAAACCGTTACCTCCTTGGTCAGAGGTCCAATCTGCAATTGAAAGGATTGAAACGTTAATTTCAAATGTTGGTGACACAAATGACTATCATGCTTCCCCAGTATTCGCAATGTTCGGTAATGTGGGGGCTAAGGTTCTTGAAAAAGGGGAGCAAGGCAAATCATTACAATTGACTGGTGATAATGCTGATGCTAGATACATTACTTGGGATCAGGCAACCGCAGCAGTTGAATTTGAGTTCAAGACCCTAATGAGTGTTGTCTTTACTGGAACTCAAACACCTCAGATGGCCATGGAAGATCTTAAAGGTCTTGGCGCAGCTTCCGGTGTCGCATATGATCGTATTTTTCAAGATGCTCACTTAGCAGCTCGTGATGAGATTGATGGCGAATATGGAATGAGTACCCAGCGTGATATCAATCTTAATGTTGCTTGTGCTGCTGCAATTAATAAAACTTTAGATACTACAGCAAAGACTTTTAAAATAGGTTTTGATATTCCTATTTTCCGTATTAACGACGATTCTGAGACAGTTGCATTGCTTCAAAAAGCTGCCGGTGGTGCTAAGGTGTTATCGCAAAAGACTGCTATCGAATATTCTCCATTAACTAAAAATGCTGAAGAGGAAATGGCAGAGATTAAGAGGGAAGAGGCTGAGCAGGCTGCTTTGGATGCTGCAAAGGTTAAGGAACCGGTTAGTGAATAAATAATTTAGTTCTTGTTATTTGTGTGATGAAAATTGTTTTATTTAGAAATATTTTTTAAATTAGGGGTAAAACAATTATAACATGGCAAATTTTTTTACAGTTAAAGCAAGCAGTGGTGCGGAAATTTCTAATTTCTATTCGATAGGTTCAATACAATCAATCGAAGCTAACTCAAGTGAAGAAGATCACTTTTCTACTATTACACTGCAAAGTGGTAAAGAGCTTAATGTAGTGGAAGTTACCACTGAGATATATGAAAAAATTATTCATTCTTCACCGGAAGTAGTGGCTGAGTTTGTTGAGTATATAGGTCCAGATAAGAAACCTAGTTTTGGTTGGGTGGAATAGTTAGATAAATTATTATATAGAGATATGAAAACGACTGAACATATAGATTATGGTAGATCTGGGGCAAGTGGATCAGATCAAAGAATGGATACTCTCATAGAAGCTTTGAAATTAACCCTTTCTCCAATTGATTTAATATCGATAATATCACTGATTGATCACAAAGGGACGCTTGAGGTAATTTTAGATCAAGATTTGGTTTATTATTTAAATTCGAAAACTAAGAATAATCAACAGGTTTTTATAGAAAAAACTATTAGAGATGCTTGGGATATTTTAGGTGAACCTAATTGCGAATTTAAATATTATAAATCTGACAATTCTTAAGAGCTAGTAAATTTTAAGACTAGATAAACCTAGGATTAGTACTAAATCCTAGGTTTATTAAGATTCATCTTATATCTTAATCAATTTCAAATGAGGGTAACTTTTGTGCCTCAGGTTTGTCTTCAAATTTAATAAGTGACGCAGTAGACATATCTACATTTTGAAAAGCTCCAGATTTATCGAAGAATACACAATAAGCTCTCTCATCTCTAATTCCACTAATTGTCATCGTAGGTCCACCACTTTTCAACTGAACTACATCACCCTCTTTTAATTTTTCTGCCATAATTTTAATTTGTTAGTAATTTACTAAGATAACCTTTCTTTTCGTAATATATAATGGTTCAGAGTTAATATCAAATTAAATGTTTAAATCTAGTTACGGGTACAATCTATTTGGTTATGAAAAAAAGATTATTTTTGTATTAAAC